CTCCACAGGATAATGGAACCCAATGAATTAGGTTTATTGCGCATTTTGTTTCGGATATAGACAGTCCTGTTACGAGCAAAGTAACCTAGGACTTTTGCTAAAGTGGGCTTATTATACATTGTTTTTGCCATATTGGCAAATACTTTGTGATATCCCAGCTGAACATTATCGTTACGATACGTTTGCTTTGCGTAGGTCTGCCAGAGTTTGTTGCGATAAGAACCGAAGCCAGCCATTTCGTGCATAGCGGTACAGATGACTTTACCGCCACCCCCTCCGCCGCCGCCATCGGAGTCGGATTCTTGCTTGGGTTCAGGGGCTGGTTGATTAATCCCCGCAGCCTCTTCGTAAGACTCCTGCGTTTTCTGAGTTTCCTCTTGAACAGTTTTGCTGTCAAAGCCTCCGTATTGACGGCCCGATGGACGGTCATCATCGTCACTTTGCGTTGAGGCTTTCGTCATGCCGGTGCCTTCGATTATGGTGGAGATGTCTGCTGTAACATCAGAACTCATCCCCTTCCCTTGGTCTTCCAAGTCCTTGGCAATCTGTGCAGCTCTGGATAGGGCGGCATCCGTCTGTTCAGTAGCAGTCCCCCTTCTGTCAGAAGGTGTGATATCTCCAAAGTAACTACTTGAGCTTCCTCGACGGCTATCTATGCCTTTCTCCGCGTTGTATCGAGTGATTACATCTTTGTTCTCTGTTGCGCTACCGAGGAGGCTTCCCTTGCTACCGTCAGCGAACGTGACCTGTACCACGGTGCCTTGTGCTGTTTCAATTTGATTGGAATCGTTAAGGACGCCAACAGAAGTAGAGGTAGCAACAATATCACCCGTCTCGTTACCAATCTTGCCAGAGTTATTTGCAGCTAAGGTATAGGATGCTTTTGATTTATCAAAGCCAAGCATTTCAGCAGTAATATCTTGAGGAGCATAGGTTTGCCCTTCTGCTGTCATTCTTTCCTGTGCAGCACCTTGGAACTGTGTAATATCCTGCCCCTTAGTATTGGAAATGGCTTTGTCCAACGTGGATGCAATCCCCATTTTTCCTAACGGAGAAGGCTCGTTATAAGTCAAAGGTTCATTGAAAGGACGGAAATCTTCTGACCCCTTAAGCCCTAATGCTTTTCCTACAGATTGAGCAAAGAACTCTCCTGATGGACGGTCAGAGAAAACAGGCATACGTTGTCCCGTAATCGGATTATGACCTTGTGCTACTTTTCCACCATCTGCACCAGGTACATTTGCTTCACCATAGACAGCGCCGGTGCCAACAGCTACTTGTCCATATACATTTTTCTTTGTGCCTTCCTGCTCGCCAAGTAAATTACCGAAGGGTCCGAGTACCGCTTTAGCCAGTCCTTTTAAATTTGTTGACACATTTTGGTAACCATGTGCCGCGGATGCGGTTATATTTGGTGCGTTATCATCCCTATCGTCACTTCCAGAATCCTGTGTTGGAGCAGGGGCTGGGGCCGGGGCCGGGGCCGGGCCTGGAAGAGGCGGTGCTGGGTCCGGTGCTGGGTCAGGGTCTTGTGGCTGCGTGTATTGTCCTACGTTAGGCGCAACAACAGAAGTAATTCCAGCCTCCTGTGTTGTTGGAGTAGGCTGACTCGGATAAATGATAAGTCCTGTTTCAGGGTCAATCTTTGCGCCAGCAGGGAGATTATTTCGTATGTCCAGCGGAGTAGTATCAGTTGTAGGGGAGGCGATACCACGCTGTTGTCCCGGTGTTGTAACAAATCTAGAAGATGCAGCTTCGGGAGTCCTGCCCTGTCCAAGCGGTCCCCCTCCAAATAGATTTGGATTTGGAGGGTTTAGAGGAAAACTACCAATCTTGTCCCTTGCAAGTGAAACACCAGCTTGTGCCTTTACAAGTCCACCGTCATCGTCAATCGGGTCAGCCTTTTCTTTACCGCCGCTCACATACTCAATCTGTCCGCTGTTCTCCATTTGCTGTAAGCCCATGAGAGCCTCACGACGCATACCTTCATATGTGCCAAGACCGTGGAAGCGTACTACGTTAGCAGGGACAACGAGTTCGCCTTCGCTCAACAGAACAAGCTGGTCGTCGGCAACTTCTTCTTTCGTAGCGCCGGGAGGAGGATTGCCTTCGGCAGCTTCTTCGTAGGAGGGGGTTGGCGCACCGAGGCCAATCATAACAGCAAGACCCTCAGGTGCGTCATCTTTCATGCCGCCTTTTGCCATCATGGGTGGGGCCATTTGTTGTGCGGGTGCAGCCAAACCCCCAATCTGTGGTTGAGCAGGAGGAGTTGGTATGACCATCTCTTGCCCGACTTGTTGAATTGCAGGTTGCGGAGGAGCGTTCCTTTTCTGCATTTCCTGTGCCACCTCTTGTACAGCACCGTCGCGTGGGTCTACTTCACCGGGTCGCGCTGATTGCTGTTGGGGTGCCACCAATGGGTTAACAGCTGCGGGGTTAGCCGCTTTTGGTCCGCCGCCTTGTGGGGCGGATGTTGCCTGTGTCATCGGCAAAGTTGTCTGCCCTTGTTGTGCCATGCTATTTCTCCTCGGCCCTTTTTGTTACTTCATCACGGAGCGTCTTGAACCGCCGCAGTTCCTTAATTGCTCCTTGCGCCATCTGGATGACTCGCAGGTCATCAGACTGTTCCATGAGTTTGTGTGCTTCCGCGATACGCGTATCAGCGTATAGCTCCATCAGGTCAACTGTGCGCTTGACGTTTACAAGCGGTAGTAGTTTCTTGGCGATTTCAGGGGTCACTGAAGCCCTCCAAGGATACTAGCTAGTTGTGCTTGCGCATCGCCCTGAGGCTGCTCAGCAGGCGTCTGAGCGGCACTAAAGCCCTGTTCACCCGGGACTGCCGCTCCACCTACGCCGATGTTACCGCCTCCACCGCCAGACATATCCATAGGACTCATCCCGGGCGCTTGAGGTTGAGGTTGGTCACCACCACCGGCTGCGCGGATAATCTCGGCTTGACGGAATGCCTCACGCTCATCATTTATAAGCTTCTCTGCATCCAAGTCCATTGCTTGCGCCAGCTCGCGCAGAACAACAGGGAACTTAACAAACGAAGCAAGGTTCGGATTACCGGCAATGTTAAGAAGCTGAAGTAGACGCTGGGAGCGTACCTCGTTCTTCATCAGACTTTCTGTGCCTCGTGCCTTGACCTCTAGGTCGCCACGCGCATCAGGGTCAAAGTCGAACTGCATATTGAACGCATAGAAGGCTTCACCAAGTGGCTGGAGCAGGTAGTCGTCAATGTTCTTGACCACGCCTTTGACGCTAAGCTGGGCAGCGCCCATCAACATAGAGATACCGGCAGCGGTACGGCCAGTGCCCTGCACTCCTGTCTGACCATGCGAGTACGATGGAATGCCAGTGGCGTCATCAGCAAGCTGGCGTGCCTTATCGAACATCATCATGTTCTCAGTGCTGACGTTAGGATACTTGGTGCCAAACAGCGCCTGCCCCGGTGCTCCGCCTTGGCGACGAAATACTTTACCAGGGTACAACTCAAGGTCTTGCCCCGGCACTAGGTTGGTCTCGTCAATCTCAAAGATAAGGTTACCAGATAGCACAGCGTTATCAACAGCCATACGCATAAAGCCATTCATCAACTGTTGTGTGTCCGTCATGTTCTCAGCAAGGCCAACACCGAAGAAACTGTATGGGTTTAGCTCGTACGGCGCTGCAAAGTACGGGATACGCTTCGGCGTGAACGGATTGATTACAAGGCGAAGCACTTGATTGTGGCAGGCCCAGCAGTTGACTTGCAATGTGTCTACATCTCGCAAATCAGGTGGTACTTCTAGTCCAGCCTCTTCTGCTGCCGTCCTGTCAATGTTGCCCCAAAACTCAAAGATTTCAAAGCGGTCGACATCGTAGGTATTACGGTAATCTTCTAGGTCGGTCTCCCACCATTTACGGACATAGTTCGTGCCCATCTCAATAGTGGAGTCAATAGCGTCTGCACGGAAGTATGGACGCTTCTTAAGGTTGCGCATATCCGAGTGACTCATACGATGCCGCTGGATGATAAATTCGCACTCATCCATGTTCTTGGCATCGGAGTCTGGGTAGAAGTTCCAAATCGAAACATTCTCCACCTTCGGTACGGTTTTGATAATCGGGCTGTAGTTACCCTCTTCATCCCAGTTGGCATACTCCTTGTCCATCGCAAACGGACCTTTGAGGATGCCGGTGCCGAACAGAGCCATCTCAAACGCAGTGTGGCGGAGGTGCTTCGATGCGCTGGACTCCTCAAGCTGGTCAAGGATTTTCTTTTCCATGCGCTTCGCGGCTTCGTCGGCAGGATGGTATGTTTGAGCTGTTGCTGTCTTGCCCATACCGGGGCGTAGCTTATCTTCAATTTCGTTCAATTGGTTGATGAGCGGACCAAGGCTCATCTCTTGCATCATCTGGGACGTAGCACCGGGCGGTAGCTCTCTGCCATCACCAGCAAAACCATAAGTCTTCTCTAGCTTCTCAATCGCGTTCTCAGGGTCTTTAGGGTCAAAGTGTACCGCTTCGTCTACGCCCTCTGGGATACGCGTCGAATCAACACCAAGTGGGAAGCGTTGACCAGCAAACAGCACGTCAATAATTTGTCCGTAGGCAGCGAGCACTTTGGTCTTGGTAATCTTAATAAAGACTTGAGACTTTTCGGAAGAAGTAAACTGAGTGTCAGGGCCATACAGACCACGATATTGACGATAGGCCTCCAGCCACCTCTCTTCTTCTTCCTGTCGGCTGGACTCTACCGAGGTAAATTTATCTTGAATGTATTCTGCCAACTTCTCCGAACCGGATTTAGGTTCGAAGGCGAAAGCTTCCATGAGGTCTTCTTCAGCCATAATTAATATCCAAAGCTAGAGTCCGCTGGTTGCCACCGTTGCACGGGTATCTGTGATGGGTAATCAAACACTGACCGTGACTGCGGACGAGACATAATGCCGTATCTCAGGGCATCATAAAGGTGGTCTTCTGTTTTCGTATTGACATCTTCTGGATTCGACTTATCCAGAGGTAACACCGGCAGTTGTGCAATCAGATTGGTACAGTTACTGAATATTTCGATTCCGGCCCTGCCAGTGTCTTCATCTACACGTAGACGGCGATGTAGTTCGTTTTTACCTGCCACACGGCTACCACGACTTCTGTCAGAGGGGCGCCACCTACACCCTTCGACAATCATTTGCTCTGCTAGGCTAGGACCAGTGTCACCTCGCTTATGCCACAGTGACGAGTCCAACACTCCATAGTGTATCGCTTCTTCCTGCTCTAGCTGTAACACCATATGTGCCAACTCCTTAGCAGGCACCTTGCTGACGTATAGCTCACGATAGACAAGCAGTGTTTCGTCAGTGGGGTCTACAGCAAACCAAAGAACGCCGGTAGCAGAGGAATAACCGTAGTCACAAGCCCTAAATTTGCGCCATGTATTTGGTATTTCAAATGGTGGAACAACATGTACCGTCCTATCAAACTCCGCGAAAGCCGCGCCTTCTGCTATATCCCAAGACCCTTCAAGCAGTTGTTTGCGTTGAACTTCCGGCAAGGAAAGCAGCATTGCTTCATAGTCTCCCTGCTCGTAAAGGTAGGGATTGTCCAAGAGTTTCGCGGGGATGAAGCGCCGCCTGAAAAGCGGTTGCCCAGCTTTGCTGTGCCGTTCTGGATATACGAGCGTATCGCCCGTTGTAACATCTGTTGCCCAGAATGGCTTGCCAGGTATGGCAGGGTCGATGAACATCTTTTTGACCCATGCGTGACCGGGACCGCCCGGGTTTGTTGTCGCTCGCATATAGACGGGGAGCGAGGAGTCTGCAGTTCTAAGGCGCGAGCGTAAATAATCCCAAGCATAAGGTGTCGAATATTGTGTTAACTCATCAATGCCAATGTAAGTAAATGCCTGACCCTGGTAACGGAGCACGTCTTTATCTTGCTCCAAGTATGTCATCCAGATTCGAGCACCGGATGGGAAAGTCCATTGGCTTTTCTTCTCCATCCATTTAGCGCCGGGATATGCTTTAGGA